AAAGTAACCACTATAAGTTAGGAGAAATTATGCCAAAGAAAAAATCTGAGGATCCAAAATTACAAGCTAGACTAAATGCTAAAGTAAGACCAGATGAGCCAGTGAAGGATGAACGTATTTATATAAATATGCCTAAGAAAAAGGCTCCTGCAAAGAAAACTACTGCTAAACGAGGCAGACCAAAGAAAAAGGATTAATTATGTTTAAAAGAACTAAATATTATGCTAATGGTGGCTCTGTCAAAGGCAGTAAATATATGGCCAAAGGCGGTAAAGCTTCCAAATACATGGCGAAAGGCGGTAAAGCTTCCAAATATATGGCTAAAGGTGGAAAGGCATCAAAATACATGGCTAAAGGTGGTAAAGCATCTAAGTACATGGCTAAAGGTGGCAAGGCCTCTAAATATATGGCAAAAGGAGGCAAAGCTTCTAAGTATATGTCTAAAGGCGGTGCTTAATATAAATTATTAGATAAAGGGGGTTACTTTGTCGTATTTAATATCAAACATACCACAGTTTAAATGCTGGGTTAGAAAAGAATTTACAGCTAATCATCAAAAATATCACGGTGAGTACTTGCACGCTTTAGCGTTTGCAGTTAATACCATTCCTGATAGATCTTTGTCTTTTCAAGTTGTTTTTACTGGTTGCGAAACAGATTTAGAGGGACAACCAGATGAAAACATACATGGCGGTGCTATGTGGGCAAGGATGCCAATACAAGCTTTAATAGCTGATGTACCACTCGCAGAATGGCCTACACCCATGGAAGATCATCTAGCACAACCCTGGGACTGTTTATCACATCATCATTCAGTCGTGGTTTTAGATAGAGTGAGTTCTTCACCTTGGATATGTAAAATAGATGGGGAGTTTCATACAGGGACTTATATGTTTACGGTGGATTACACAGAACACTCTATCGCTGATGATTCTGCACAACATAAACAAAGTCATGTGCTATACTTAACTGACGCTGGAGAATATACTGGTAATTTTGTAGCTTTACCTAATAATAGAGTAAGAGCAACAAATCCTGCTTTATGGCGTGTTGGCGAGGGTCCACCAGATTTTTCACCAAGCCAATGGATTCATTCAGCAGAAAAACATGATAGTTATATGGATTCAAATGTAACATTTGATAATTTATATAACCAAGACGATAGGTATGAATAATGGCATTATCAGGAAGTACAAATTTTGAACCCAACGTAACAGAGTTCATTGAAGAAGCTTACGAAAGATGTGGAGCTGAATTAAGAACAGGTTATGATCTAAAAACAGCAATACGTAGTGTAAATTTAATGCTAGCAGAATGGGCTAATAGAGGTTTAAACCAATGGACTATAGAACAAGCAACGCAAACTGTAACAGAGGGCACTTCAAGTTATTCTTTAAATGCTAATGTTATAGATGTTTTAGACGTTGTTCTACGTAGAACAATAAACCAAACACAAACAGATATAAGCATGAATCGTATTAGTAGAAGTGAATATCTAAACATACCTAACAAAACAACCAAAGCAAGACCATCACAATTCTTTTTTGATAAACTTAATACACCAGCACTTCAAATATGGCCTGCTCCCGAAAACAGTACAGATGTATTAGTTTTTAATAAACTTGTGCGTATGGATGATGCTGATAAAGCTACAAATACTATGGATATGCCTTTTAGATTTTATCCTTGTTTTGTAGCAGGTTTAGCTTATTACCTATCATTAAAGAAAAACCCACAATTAACACCACAGTTAAAGTCTTTATACGAAGAAGAGTTCCGTAGAGCTGCTGACCAAGACGAAGATAGGGCTTCATTTAGAGTTAGACCAGATATAAGGATGAATTAATGGCGTACGCACTTGGTAAATTTGCAAAAGCTTTATGTGATAGGTGTGGGTTTGAATATAAATTAAACGATCTTAAAGAAGAATGGAATGGTTTAAAAACTTGTCCAGAGTGTTACGAATCAAAACATCCACAATTAGAACCATTAACTGCCACAGCAGACCCAGAAGCTTTATATAGACCAAGACCAAACAATGATGAAGAAGAGGGAGAAGGTTTTGTTGTTGTTGTGCAGTCAAATAATTTTAAACCAGATTTTTTAAATCCATCTACTTTACCAACTAACTTCACAGTTAGTGAGATGACAGGTGGCGTAGGCGAGGTTACAATAGTCACATGACATTATCAGAGCTAAAAACACTTATACAAAATTATGTAGAAAACACAGAAACTACTTTTGTAGCCACACTAGATGATTTTATTAAAAATGCAGAAGAAAGAATATTTGAACTTATACAATTTGATTTCTTTCGTAAAAACGTGACTGGTACTTTAACTACTGGTAATACCTACTTAACAGCTCCTACAGATTTTCAAATGAGCTTTTCTCTTGCAGTCATAGATAGCAATGGTGATTATAAGTATTTAGATAAAAAACACCCAACCTTTATGAGGGAATTTAGCGTTGATCCCACAGATACTACAGCTAGAGGTCAGCCTTTGTATTATGCAGATTTTGATAAACAATTATCTACAGCCTCTAATAATGGCTCTACGTTGATTGTAAGCCCTGTGCCCGATGCTGACTACAGCGTAGAATTACATTACTTATTTAAACCTAATTCATTAGTTACAGACACTACAGGCACATGGATTTCTAATAATGCTAGAAATGCTTTATTATATGGATCTTTAGTAGAGGCTAATACTTTTTTAAAGGGTGAAAGCGATATGCAACAGCAATACGAGCAACGCTTTTTACTTGAAATAACAAGGCTTAAAAACCTTGCAGAAGCTCGCGGCAGGAGAGATGAATACCGTTATGATTCTTTGAGGACAACGGTATCTTAAAAATACATGGAAAAAATCGAAAGTCTTAAGGGCAAATCAGTAGCCATAGTTGGTCTAGGTAAAAGCTGGTTTGATTATAATTTAGCAAAATCACACGGTGTTCACTTTGATGAAGTGTGGGCAATTAATGGTGTAGGTACAGTAATTTATCATGATAGGGTATTTATGATGGATCCTGCATCTAGGTTCTTAGATACAGAAGATGCAGGTGGACAAACTGAAAGCATGAAAAATATGCTTCAAGAACATGAAGGACCTATTTATACTTGTGAATTAGATGACAGATGCCCTGGTTTAGTTGAATATCCTATAGAAGAGGTTGTAACACAACTTAACTGTTATTACTTAAACAATACAGTTGCTTATGCTATAGCCTTTGCATTATGGAATGAAGTATCAGTTTTAAAAATGTTTGGTGTTGATTTTTCATATAAAGGCAATTTACATTTTGCAGAAGCAGGCAGGGGATGTACTGAGTTTTGGTTAAGTAAATGTATAGCAAACGGTATGCAAGTTGAAGTAGCACACACTTCAGGTTTACTTGATACTGATGTACCAGCAGAACAAAAACTCTACGGTTACCATAGGTTAAGTAATCCTTTGGTAGTAATGGCAGATGAAAATGGTTTGAAGCTAGAAAGAATTAATAATCTTGAGATAACAAAAAAATCACAACAACCAATACTTATAGATAGGCATGATTCTCACCTTAAACCACCAGAGCCAAACAAATGGTAGATGAGATAACACCAGCAGGTATGCCTGGATTAGGCCTTATAGAGGCTAAAACAAGTAATTACGGTGGACATCCTCCAGAGTTTTGGGCAGAAAGACTTACAGAAAAAATAGTTAGTGCAAGTGATAGTGAAGATCCTTATGTAAAAGAACAGGCTAGAGCCTATAGAGATATGATTTACAAGGTTTGTTTGATTTATATAAAAAATGCGTTAAAATCTTACAAAGCAACTTTGATACAGGATTTATCAGGTCAAGGTAGCGAAGATATAGCAAAAATAATTAAAGGTATTTAATATGGCCATTACATCAACATTAACTACAAGTTTTAAAAAAGAACTATTAACAGCAACACACAACTTTGCAACAAATGGTAATGCTTTCAAACTTGCTCTTTTTACAAGTTCTGCGACTATGGGGGCTACTACAACTGCTTATTCAACATCACAAGAAGTAAGTGGTACTAACTACACAGCAGGCGGAGCCGCTTTAACAAAAGTAGCACCAACAAGCAGTGGCACTACAGGGTTTACTGATTTTGCAGATTTAACTTTTGGCACAGCTACTATTACTGCAAGGGGTTGTTTAATCTATAACGACACTAATAGTGACAAATCTGTAGCTACAATCGACTTTGGTGGAGATAAAACATCTACAGCAGGTGATTTCACTATTGTTTTCCCAGCAGCAGCAGCAAGTACAGCTATTATAAGAATAGCTTAATAAATGGCTGTTGGTTGGGGTCGTTCCACTTGGGGAACAGGTCCTTGGGGTCAACCTGCCTCAGTTTCAGTAAGCGTTAATGTATCTGGCGTTGCTGGCACTTCTGCTTTAGGCACTATTTCTACAGATGCAGAAGCTAATGTAATTCCAACAGGACAAACAGCTACAAGTGCGTTAGGCACTGTATCAATTGTAGCAAAAGCAAATCAAACACTTTCATCTCAAGTAGGCACAAGTGCATTAGGCACTGTATCTGTAGTTGCTAAAGCAAACATAACCCCTAGTTCTCAAGTAGGTACTGCCGCAGTTGGTGGTGTAGGTGTTAATGGTGACGCTGTCGCAAATGCTCCAAGTGCCGTAGCTACGCTTGGTAGCGTGAGTGTAGATGTAGACGGTGAAGCTAATGTAGTAATATCAGGGCTATCAGCAACTTCAGCAGTTGGATCGGTTACAGTTCATCATAACGCTAGATTTAATATTGATGGTGTTAGTGCTACAGGAAGTGTAGGTTCTGTTACTATAACAGCTAAAGCAAATATAAGTGTTACAGGTCTTTCAGCAACAGGTTTTGTAACAAATGTTTTGGTTTGGAGTCTTATAGATGATACACAAACACCAAATTATGCTAATATAAATGCAGACCAAACTCCAGAATGGGAAGAGGTGGCTTAATATAGGAAATAAATATGGCAACTTATGTAAATGATTTAAGGTTAAAAGAGATAGCGACAGGTGATGAATCAGGTACCTGGGGGACATCTACAAATACTAATTTAGAGCTTATTGCAGAGGCATTTAGCTTTGGTACAGAAGCCATTACAACAAATGCTGATACTCACACCACAACTATTGCAGACGGATCAACTGATCCTGGAAGATCTATTTATTTAAAATACACAGGTACGCTTGATTCAGCTTGTACTATTACTATTGGGCCAAACACGGTATC